TTCTTTGCCATTTTCTTAGCTTTATTCCTGTTGTTTGTTTATAGGAGCCCAGCCCACCTCCTCAATCACCTCCAGAGCTCTTTTCATGTGTGGTGAGTTCTTGAAACCTTGGTAAAATTGCTCCAATTGACCCTGTTGTTTTCCTCTAGCCAACAGCCCGTACAGGGCTTTGTAGAGGTTCAAGGGCCACCAAGTTGTCCTAGTTATCTTCATAGAACAAAATTCAATCTCCTCGTTGTTTATCTCATAGTACTTAACCCTACAGCCCTGCTCAGTGAGTTTTTCTACAACTCCTGGGACATCTTTGACGACACCGTCATCCCCGGCTTCTCTCTTGAAGCCTGGTAGGGTGGTGTGGAGACCGCGTATGATCTTAAAAGTACGCTTTCCACACCCTGCATTATGAAGCTTGAAATCGTGGACACCAGTGTTGCCAGATGAGGTGTCATATTTTCCGGAGTTCTGGCCAACTTTTAACGTTTTAGCCTCCATGACTCCGTCACTGTAGATGTACACTTGTCTTATCTCGCAGTGAACCCTGCTCCTCTGTATAACACCGTAGGTAGAATCCCACGTGGTTTTATACTGATAGACTCTCCTGGCCGTATCTGCTAGAAGATCGTTCAGATCCACCCCTGATTCCCAACCACTTATGTCCAACATGGCCAGATCCATACCCATATCGATATGGTTGAAGAACACATCCCTCAATCTTTGGATCGCTTCTTCGGTTTGTCCCAACCCTATACAACTTTCGATGAGGGCCCATCTGTCTTGAAGAAATTTGTTCAGCTTCTGATTCAACAATATGTCGATGACATTGTTGACGATGCCGCTTGTCTTTATAGTGCGTTGTTTGCCCTCCGCCAATTTCTTGACGGTATGGGGTTCCTCGCTTTTGACAAAAACTGTCACGGGATCAGTGAAACCTTTCTTGACCAGCTCTCTTGGGTCCTCTATGTCCAGGGCCGCACCCGTACTCAGGAGTATCAGCCTCTCATAGACGAGACAAACTAGATACTTTTCGTATTTCTCTAGCCACTCGTCCTTATCTGGAGCAATTATGTTGTATGGGTATCCTGGCCCAGACTCCAAATTCATGCCGTAAGCTGCTTGTCGAATATGTTCGATTATGGACTCATTATTGTCAAATAAATGAATCCACGATGGCAGAGTTATCCTCTGCATCGGCCTTACCCACG